CCCCTGTAGCGCGTCCCACAACTTCTGCATCGCATCCGGAGGAGCCCACATATCATGTTCCACCGTGCACAGCGCATCGAAGTCACCCTCCAGCGCCATCTGCCAGCCACGTTCGTACTGCACCTTCACATTGCGATAATCCGGCGCTGGGAACGGATTCAGCCAGCTCAGCTCGTGCACGATCTCACCGTCAAACACCTGCCCCGCCACGCTGGCCAGCATCTCCGCCCTGGGCCCATCTCCGAAAGTCGGCGTGAACGCCAGGATCCTGGGCCGCCGCGTTTTCTGCTTCCGCTTCGCTATCGCTTCCAAGCTACCCCCGCAATGTCGAACGTAGACACGATCTGAATGTCGTACCGCTCCAACTGCTCCGTCAGATCGAACAGCAGGCGCATCCCGTCCGGCATGATCCGCCAGCAGTCCACCGGATAGCGATGCTCAGGGAAAGACCAGTGCGTCACGATCCCCAGTAGCCCGCCGGGCCGCAGCACCCGCACCAGCTCCGGCACCCAGCGCCAGATCGCCCCCACGTGCTCCATCGTCGAGCCGCTGATCACCAGGTCGAACTGCCCATCGTGGAACGGATACAGGTAGGGATCGCTCGCCACCACGTCCACATTCCGGCCCGGCGTCACATCCAGCCCTGTATAACGCCAGCCCCGCCCTTCCACCAGCGGCCGCAGCGTCCCGTTCACATCCAGGCTGCCCACGTCCAGCACGTTGGCTGGCATCCGTGGATACTGCCGCAGCACCGCCTTCATCGCGGCGAAAGCCTCAGCATGCATCAGTCACCCACCTTGATCTCGCCGCCCAGCGCCCGCTGCAACATCCGGGCCATCCCCGCCTGCTGCTCCACCGTCTGACCTCGCCCCGTCCCCGTGTCTCCGTGTCCCCGCGTCTCCGCGTCCCCGTCGCCCCACTTCGGCATAAACTCAGTCGGCTCAAACGGCTCTTTGCGCTTTTTCGGGTCCCGGTTCGCGTTCGCAATCGTCGAGGCGATCAGCCCGGCACGCCAGTCGGCCCGCTCCTCGCCGGCCGGCCCCTCGATGCCGAAGAAACAGATCCATTCCGTCAGCTCCCGGCTGCTGATCCGGGCCAGGAGCTCTTCCACCGTCATCCCAAGCGCCAGAGCTAAGCGGAAGTAGAATCGTCGCTCTGGTCGCTCTCGGAGTTTTTTGCCAGCTCCTCCACGTCCTCGTCGCTGAGGCCGGACAGCTCCCTGGCCTTGTCCCACACCCGCTCCAGCGCCCGTGCGCTCTTATTGCCCAGCAGCAGCACATCGGCCGGATCCGTAAACAGCCGCGCGCCCGCCTCATCCACCAGACACAGCGCCACGAACCGCGCCCGCACGTTGCGCAAGTTGTACTCCGTCTTCTTGCCCTTCTGCTCGACGACCGACGCCTCAAACGCATCCCGCTCCCGGCCGCTAAGCCCGCGCACCATCACGCTGCCGCCCCACTCCGGCACCGGCACCAGCTCCGTCTGAATATCCCGCGCCGCCAGAATCGCTTCCCGGCGCAGGATCGGTTGTTCACTGCCCATCCCTGCCTCCTGACTCCTGTCCCCTGACTCCTGTCCCCTGACCCCTGACTACGGTCGCGACACCGGCCCCGTCAGCTTGAACGTCGCCGTCGCCGCCAGCTTGTCATCGAACTGCGCCTCCGGCCCGAACGCCGTCACGATCGCCGCAAACGTCCAGGTGATCGCCGGCGTAGTCGGGAACACTAACTGGTAGTTATGCGCCGTGCCCGCATCGAAATCGTCCAACACCCGCTCATGCGTGGTCTCGCCCGGATCGAAGTTCAACTCGAGCTCCACCTCGCCCCCGCGCTTGATCCCCGCCACGAACTCCTCGAACCCGTTCGGACTGTCGTGGCTCGTCACATCGATCTGCTCAGCCTCCAAGTTCGGGCCGTTGATGCTCGTCGCGTTCGCGACCGTCGTGAACGCCTCCGCCGTACTCCCGTCTCCGCGCTTCAACAGCGTTCCAAAAGCCGATAACCCTGGCATCTCACTCCTCCTGTTACTGTTTCCACATCTGAATATCGACGTGGCGCATATACAGCCCCGTCTCCGGCTCGAAGTCGTCGATGTTGCTCGCCATCCACGACACGCCCCCCGTGCCCCACAGCTTCTTGCCGTGCAGCGCCGTCTTCAGCGCCGTCGCAATCGCCTCCGCGCTCGCATACGTCGAAGCCACCGCCGTCAACTGAATCCGGGGATGATTCAGGTCCGGACCCGAGTGCGTCAACCCCGGCGGATCATCGATCTGCTGGTACCTGATCGCCGGCAGCGTCACCTCCTGCGGCAGCGTCACCGGATAGATGCGCGTTCCTACCAGCGCCGTAACTCCCGTCGTCGCCTTCAGCACCGCCACCAGCTCAGTCGTTGCACTCATTCTCGCCCAGCCTGTCATTGCGAGGGCCGCAGCCCGAAGCAATCTCGCTCACTTCTGCGCCGCCTTCGCAATTAGCGTCTTCAGCACAGCCCGCATCTTCCGCTCCGCCGCGTCGATATTCTCATCCCACGCCGGCCGCAGATACGGCCTGGCCGGAACGAAATTTTGCGGGCCTTGCCACCCATTGCCGCCTTTTCGAGTCAGATGCCCGAACTCAACGGCTGCAGCATAAGGTGCAGCCGTGGCGCTGGGACCGATCTTAGCCTCCGCATGGGTGCTGTCCGCCTCGATATCTGTACGGATCGACCTACGCAGTGTGCCTGTTCGATATGGCGCCTTCTGTTTTGCCGCATTCTCGATCGGCCACGCTCCGGCCTCCACCGCCAAGCGCAGCGCCTTCTCAGCCGCCGCCGCGTCCAGCGCCTTCAACGCCGCCGCCAGCTTCTCGCCGCCGATCACCCGTACCCGCACTCCGTCAGCCATCAGATCGCCACCACCTTGACGCCCAGATACGTGATTACCCCTTCGCTGTCCGCACGCACGCCCGTAATGTCATGGGTCGTCCCGTCCACCACTGCCCGCATCACCGGCGTGATCAATGGGTACGCGCCGTACAACGACACCACATGCGTCGCCGACTCCACCATCTGGCCCAACGAACGCCGTTCCGACTCTGAAACCGGCGCCCGCTTGCAGGGAATCGCCACGTGTCCCGTCTTATCCGCCCAGGCTGCGATCGGCTGCCCGTGTGCGTCTACCGTCGGCGTGTTCACCTGGATGGTACATGCCGAGCTGAAGAACTTGCTCAGCCAGCGCAGCAGCGACGACGTCAGGATGTCACCCATCGCGCAGCGCCTCATTCCATACCCGCTCGCGCCAGGCGAACGAATTCGGCACCATCTCGGCGATGTCGAACGCCGCCCCCTCCTCCGCCTGGTCATCCGTCTCCACCTGCGCGCGCAGCTTATCAGCCCGCTTCAACAGCGCATCGGAGGTTTTCGCCCCGTCGGTGGTCAGATCCAGCAGCTTGATCACCTTCAGGGTCATGGCGTTATCGCTGGCGATCGTCTCCAGCGCCAGCGCCGCGGCCCGCCGCACGACGCCGCCTTCCAGGTCGAGGAACGCCTCGACTTCATCATCCTGGAAGACAGCGTCCGCGCTCACCCGATCCGGCACCAGCAGCCGCACCTTCCCGACATCCGTCGCCACATTGAAAGTGAACGCCATGCGACCTCCTCGGCCCCTAATTGGACATTATCGGCCCGGAATCGTGTCCCCGTCAGGACCCCGATCCGTTGCTCGCCACAGTCGCCTTCGGATCCAGCCGGCACCCGCCGATGACGTGCATCCCCTTGTAGCGGATCTCGCCCGTGTCGAAATCCCCCAGGGCCGCATCGACCCCGCCGCCGATGCGCAGCGTGTTCGGCGCCTTCTGGTACAGGCCCGGCGTCTCGTAGCCCGCCAGGAACCCGATCTCGATCGCCGGCCGGTTACGGTCGGGATTCGCGAACAGGAACCAGCTCGTGTTGGTATTCGAGGAGGAGGCCACGATCGGAATGTACGGATTCACGCTCAGCCGCACCTTGTTGCGCATCCAGTTCTGCGCCGTTACGTTCTGCTGTGCCGTCCCCAGGGCAGCGTTCACGTCCACGGTGATGCTGATCGCGTTCAGGATGTTCAGCGCCGTGATCTCCAACGCCGGCGGCACCACCAGCTCGACGGTATCAACCACGATCGGCTCGCCGCTGCTGTCCGTCTGCGCGCCGAGGATCTGCATAGCCGTCTGCAGGCCCGCGATACTCAACGCCGGGTTGTCCGTGACAACGTTGGCATAACCGGCCCCGGCGGAGTACATCGAGCCGTGCGGCCCGGTGCTGGTCACGAACAGCGTCGTGGTGAAGTACTCCTCGGTATACCGGGCGCCCAGCGCCAGCCGACGGGGAATGTCGGAGAACGCATCGAGGTCGTCGTTCACCAGCATCTTCCAGTTGAGGGCCGCTGCCTTCTCGTACACCTCGACATTGTAGGTGTACCCGGTCTCGGCCAGACTGTTGTCTTCCTGCACCGAGGTCATCTCCGGCTTCAGGTAGCTCGGATAGAACCGGCCGGTCAACCCGTCCACCTGGATGCGCCGCACGGTGCGGAAGTCGCGCACCCGCCCGCGCTTGCAGTAGTTCTGCCAGGTCGGCTGGAACGCCGCATAGTTGCCCAGCAGTTGCCGGTCGAGCACATCGCCCATCAGCAGCGGGAAGTCGCTGGTCGAGAGCGCCTCCTGCAGGAGGTACGACGGTCGCTTCCCCGCGATCACATCGGCCACGAACTCGGCCGCCTCAGCCACGCGCGCCACATAGGCCGCATTCTCGTTCCGGCGGCTCAGTCGCGTCCCGGACTCCTTCAGGATGTCCTCCAGCGAACGCTGGCCGGCCATCGGACTCCACATCTCAGCCATTTCCCTACCCTCCTCGTTGATTGTCCCGTTATGCCGACCGCACGCCCAGGATATGCACCACGCAGGCGATCTGCGTCGCTTTCGTTGCCGTCACGACCAGGTTGGTGCCCGCCGTCACCAGACAGGCAGCCGAATCGAGCGTCGCCGGCTTGATCAGCCCGTTGACGACGTTCGTCTTAGGCACTGCCCCGCTCAAGCTGGCCGCCACGTTCTTGAGATTGATCGTGTCGTCGGTGTTGTGCGCAGCGCCCCCGGTATTCTGAATCCACCAGTTGGTGATCAGCGTCTTGTGGGTCAGCAGCAGGCTGTAGTTCGTCGGCGCGCCCACGTCCGCAATGGTCATTCGATGGTAGACCGGGATCGAGCCGATGACGTTCTCGGTGGCGTTGACCTTCACGACAGCGCCGGTCAAGCTGGCCAGCGCCAGCTTAGCCTCAGTCCAGATCGCATCGGCGAACAGCGCCCGCGTGGCAGTGTCGGCCGCGAAGGCCCCGTCGGCGATTTTCAACAGCACGGTTGCGGCATCGAAGAGATCGGTCGCCATCACCGCACGGCCTGTTGCATCGGCCGACAGCGCGCCGACTGCCAGCTTCGCGGAACTGACGCTGCCACTCGCCAACGTCCCCGCGCCCGGCGAAGGCACGTGCATCACCTTGATCGTCGCTGTCAGCCCGGACCCAATGGCCTCCAGCGCGTAGCCGAAGAAGTAGCCAGTTGCAGTGTTGTCGATCAGCGTCGCCGCCGCGTTCAGGAACAGCGGATCCCCCACCGCAATGCCGCCCGTCACGGTGTCAGTGACACTCAGATCCCAGACAGCCGGCCCGAAATCAACCGACGTGTAGCCCGCCGGGTTGCCGCCCTCGGCCTCATCGGTCAGCGCGACGCCCGTCATCGTCCCATAGCGGACGGGACCGCCAGTCTGCGGGGTGGTGGGTGCAGTGCACACCACCGACAACTGATACCCCGGAGCCATAATCCTGTTCGTTGCCATTTCCTAACCTCCTCTTACCAACCCTACTGTCATTGCGAGGCGCCGCAGCGCCAAAGCAATCTTAACGCCCTTGTGCGGCCGCCTGCGCAGCCGCCTCGTTCAGCCCCAACTTCTGCATCGCCGCGGCCAGCTTGTTCACATCCGCCGGCCCGGACACCGCGCCGCCGGACGACGTCCCCATCCCGGTGATCTTCCCGGCCCCAGTCACCCCGGCCAGGTAGGTCAACTCGTCCTTCGCCGCCTCAGCAATCCGCGCCTTGAACGCGTCCACATCGAGCTTGCCCTCCACGATCACCGGCCTGGCTGCCAACATCTCAACCAAGCGCGTCCGGGTCATCTCCGGCATCTCGATCTTCGCCAGTTCGGCTGCCGTCAAATCGCGCGCCTCGCGCAACAGCAGCGCCTCACGCAGCCTGGCCACTTCGGCGTCACTCGCCGCCTTAGCCTCCTGCAGATCCTTGATCTCCTGCTCGTTCATCCCTGCCTCCTGTCTCCTGACTCCTGATTCCTGACCCCTGACCCCTGACCTGGCTGCCTCAAACAGCGACAACACCTGCCCACCGGCCCCCGGCGTCGTCACAAAGTCCACGCTTCGCCCCGGCAGCAGCTTCTCGACGATCAACCCCTTACGGCCGTCTGCTTCACCCGCCCGCACGATGCCATGACCGCGAATGCTCACGCCGATGTGCGGCGCCAGCTCATCGAGCGCCTGGGCGTACGGACCGAAGACCTTCGCCTTCGAGTACAGCCCCGGCCCCGCCGGCCCTGACTCCTGCCACGTCGGCGTGGCCACTGTCACCGCCGCCAGATGCGCAAGATTCCCCTCCGGCCGTTCGGCCTCCTCGGTCGGCGTCGCATGATTCCAGAACATCTGCGTACCCGCCGGGAACGCTACTGGACCATCGCGCTGCAGCAACTCCTTCGAGTAGTAGCCCGAGGTCCCCCAGCCCGCCTGAATCATCTTGATCGGCACCGTGCCATCCTTGCCCACGGCCCGCTCGATCAGCGGCACGATCTCGCCTTTCACCTCGACCGATCCGGCCTCGCCTACCGCAACCGGTTCTCGAAATGGATCTCGCTTGTACAACTCTGGCGCCACCAACGCCAGTTTGCGCGCAAACGCGTCCAACGCATCCCCGATACAACTCGATAGTGCGATCCGCTCTTCCCTCGTCAGCCTCCCGTCGCCGAACTGATTATCAGCGATGGCCGTGAAACTCTGGTGGATCTGAGCCTCAAACCACTGACCCACATTTCGAGCCTCGAGCAACCGAGCCGCCGCCTCGCTCACTGCGTCCGTATCCGGCTTCGGCTTTGCCTCTGACTCCGGGGTCGTTTCCGCATCAACCTCGGCGGCCAGATCAGCCCAATTCTTCTTTAGGGCCACCTCAACCGCCTCCAGCGCATCGCTCACCGCCGTCGGCAACGTCTTATCCGCCAGCAGCGCCCTGGCGTCCCGCAGCAATCCCTTCGCCCGCGCCTTCGTCGTTATCGCCATCCTCACCCCCATCCGGTAACAAACGGTTATCGGTCTAGCTTCTAGCTTCCAGCTTCCAGCTTCACGTCATAGTTCTCTGTGCACCGGCACGCCGGATGCGCCAGCGGATACAGATCCCCGCTCGTATGCGGCTCGTCCAGTGGGATCTCGCCGTCCGCCTCATTTGCCTGGCAGATCTCGCTTACCCGGTCATCCCCCACCGTGCTCCACCACTTCACCACCGTCAGCCCGGCCGCCTGCATCTCCTGTGCCGCCTGCCACTCCCCGTCCTCATACGCGTTGCCGATCTCTGTCACCGCGATCAGGTGCGCACGGCTGTCGATATGGGCCTGCGGCCGCTCCGCATCGAAGCGCCAGAAACTGCCCGGGTCCCCGTAGCCCTTGAACTGGCGCTGGATGTCAGCGGCGACCTGGTCATACGTCCGCCCATCCCGCATCGCCGCCTCGATCAGGCTCCGCAAATCATTCCTCGTCGCCTCATCGATCCGGCTCACCAGCTCCGCCCCGTGCGCCCTCAGATACGCCGTCGCCGCCGGATTCTCCAACGTCCACGAAACCCCGTAGCGAGCGACCACCTCCTCGCCGATCGTCCCCAGCAACGACGCCGCCCCCGCGGCTAACGCCGCTTTCGCCGCCTTCACGATCACCTCTGCGAGCAGCTCGTCGCCGTCGCCCGCCGCCTCATCCCACAGCGGCCCCCAATCGTCCTCGGTCCACCACGGCCGCTTCTTCGGCGGAACCACTCCCGCCTCCACTGTCGCCCAGCGCCCCTGGATCGCCGGCAGCCGCTTTACAAGTCCCAGCCCCTGCACCAGCAGCGCCCTGGCGATCTCCGGCTCCGTCCGCTTCACGAGATCATCTGTCGCCCGCTCCCGCGCCGTCCTGGCCAGCGCCTCCTGCAGTCGCACCGCAGCCGCCATGAACTCCGTGCGAAACTCCCGCACCCACTCAGGCCGAGGCTGCACCGCTCTCCTCCAACCGGGCTACAAACCGATCCACCGCCGCCCGCATCCCCCGAATCGCCTCTGCCACCTGACCTTGGTCTTCTGTCTCCTGACCCCTGTCCCCTGTCTCCTGACCCCTGTCCCCTGCCACCACCACCGGCGCCGGAGGCTTATTTGCCGCCCGCATCTCCTCAGCCGTCAGCGCCTCCTCATCCGGCGGATACAGCGCATCGACGAGCTCGTCAACGTCCTGGACCCCCAGCGCCGTCAACAGCAGCCGGGACACTGTCCGTCCATCCACCGTACCCGCCAGCGTCTTTCCGTCCAGCGTCGCCGCCGAGATCGTCGCCTTGATCAGCGCATCCACGTCGTGCTCCAGGATCGAGGGGAACACCACATCTACCGTCGCATCTAACTCCTCGCCCGTCGCCGGGTCGATCACTGTCACCTGCGGCGTCCCATCATCCTCTGCCACCACCGCGCCGTCCAGCTTACCCCCCGGCGCCTGCACCGCCCACATGATCACGAAATCGAGGATCTTGCGGTAGATGTCCGCCCACAGCATCTGCCGGGAGAGCATCTGCAACTCTGTCGGCCGGTCCAGACTCTTCGCCGTCGCCAGCGTCCCCACGCTCACATCGCCGAAGAACGATTCCGGCACCCCGAACGCCGCGCTCACCATCAGCATCAGCCGCCGGCCGTCCTCCGCGCTCACGTTCGCCCCGCCGATCCGCATCGGCGACAGCTCAACGCCTGGCTGCGCAATGAACATCGACCCGACTGTCGGCGGCGGATTCGTCTCGACCCCGCCCGTCGTGATCGTCGTGGCCATCTTCGACTTGGCGGCCGCCACCCCTGCCTTTCCGCCCGGCACCGTCATCTTGTGCGCAAAGCGGCTGTAGGCCCGGGTCAGCGTCGCCCAGTCCTCGAGGAAGCTCTTATACGCCTTCGCCCAGTCGATCGCAGCGTACACCTCGGACACCCCGAAGCGCATATCGCTCAGCCCGCCCGTTTTCACGTGGTACACCGGTGCATCCCACATCACCTTCTGGCCGCCGATCAGCGCCGGCTTCCGGGTCGGGCGATACAGCCAATCGGGATAGTATGCCGTGCGCTGCGTCATCTCCGTCCGCCCGCTGGCCCAGTCGAGTGCTTCCTCCGTCCATACCCGTTTATAGAACCAGGTCTCCTTACTATCCTCCGGATTACAGATGATCTCCTCGATCTCATCCTCGTTTATCGTCCGCACCCGCACCTTGCCCGTCGCCCGGTTCACGAAGAAGACAAAGTACAGGTTGCCGAACAGCGCCAGGTCAACTTCCTTTTCCTGCATCGCCTGTTGGCTGGTCAACTCCGCCTGGTTCTTAGCGTCATCCAGGAATGTCTGTACGACGTCATTGACCGCCTCATCCCGCGCCCGCACCTGCATCCCCTGGCCGAACACATACAACATCTGCACGCGCACGCCCCGGCGGATCAGCGGATTCTTCAGGAACATCAACCGCGCCCACTTGTTGATCTCGCGCAGCCCGGCCCGGCTGAATTCGCGCTCATACTGGCCGCTCAGCCGTTCCCATGACTGCTCGGCGAGCTGTCCCTCCAGCTCCGCCAGCCGGCTTTCCAGCAGCAGCATCTGCGCCTCAGCCTGTTGTATCTCCATGCCACGTCCCTCGTCTGGTAAGAGAAAGTTACCCGCCCTACACTGGGCTGATCGCCACGCGCTCGTCCACCACTACCGTCTCCTCGACCTCTTCCTCGATCAGCCCAACGGAGCGCATGATCCCATACACCATCGCATCCACCAGGTCGTCATGCGCTCCTCGAGGAAACGCCAGCAACTCGCTCTCCAACGCATCCACCAGCGGCGAGGCGTCCGCATCCCCCACGATGTGCACCAGCCCTGCCTCGAAGTACCGTGTGACCGCGTGCGCCCGGGCCGTCTTATCGCCCTGGGCCGGGATCTCGATCAGCGGGATCCCGTCCGCCCTGAGCTGCTGCCGGAGGCTCTTACCGCTCGCCTTCCCCTCCACCAGGTGCTCAGCCCGCTGATACCGCCCCACCTGCTCCCTGGCCACCTTCACCAGGTCGGGAAACGCCAGCCGTTCATTCACGCACGGCCGCACATACAGATGCCCATTCTCGCCCCTGGCCACCCACACGGCCGCCGAATAATCGCTCGCCTGCTTCTCCTCGAACGCCGTATCCCAGACTACGCACTCATAAGCCATCGCCGGAACCTGCGTCACGTAGGACAGCCACACCAGCTTGAACACGTTCCCATCGTCTGCCCTCGGCGTCTGATCGTACAGCGCCGTCCAGTCCCGCTCCCCGATGCTCGCCTTCGTCCGCAGCAGCTCCTGCCGGTTATACCGTTCCGGGTCCAGCGCCTCACCCGCCTGACGTCCCAACGGGTCCCTCTCCGTGTCCCCGTGTCCCCCCGTCTCCGTGTCCCTGGCCAGCGCCGGCAGCGAGACCACCGTCCACTGATCCGCCTTCGGATCCTCACCCGCCTTTGCCAGCAGCCGCCCCGCCAGATCGTCCTCGTGCCACCGGGTCATCACCAGAATGATTCGCCCCCCCGGCTCCAACCGGGTCCGCAGCGTCGAGGTGTACCACTTCCACGTCGCCTCGCGCATCCCGTGCGAATCGGCATCCTGGCGATTCTTCACCGGGTCGTCCACCAGAATCAGGAACCCACCCTTGCCTGTCAGCGGCCCGCCCACGCCCTGGGCTTGCATCCCGCCCCGGTGCCCGGCAATCCGCCACCGCTGCACGCTCCGATTCGCCGGATTCAGTCGCACCTGCGGGAAGACCTCAGAGAACTCCTCGCTGGCCACCACGGCCCGGGTATCGCCGCTCTTCTCCCAGGCCAGGTCGGCGCCGTAACTGGCGTACAAGATCGGCTGATCGGGATGGCGTCCCAGGTGCCATGCTGCGAACCGTACCAGTAACTCCGTCTTACCGGTACGCGGTGGGCAGAACAGCATCAACCGGTCGATGTCCCCGCGCTCCACCGCCTCCAGCCGATCCGCCATGTAGCGATGCACCCGCGCCGGGTGATACTGGGCAAATGTAAAAATGCAAAAGTCAATCAGATGCCGGCGCGCCTTCTCGGTTGCCAGCCCCTGTAAACCGTTGGGCGATGCGATCCAGCGTGCCAAGCTCCTCGTCTGAAAGTTCGCTAAGACCATGATCCACGTTCACCACCACCGGCCCCGCGTCCGGCCCCGTCACCACCAGCGAAGTCTTCTCATCCAGCTCGCCCGTCAGGACGAAGAACAGCTTGCGATCCGGGTTCGCCCTCGGGTCGGGCATCGTGGCCACCGTTACCAGCGCATCATAGACATCGACCACGTGGCCCATCAACAGCGTCTTCGGCAGCGTCGCAATCCGCTCTGCCATCCCCGGATCATGCGCCCGCCAGTTGCGGATCGTCCCTGACGAGCTCAGCCCCAAAAGCTCGACGAGTTGCTCCAGCGTCTTCGGCTCCCGCTTGCCCTTCGGCACGCTCGACCAGGCGATATATAGCGCCTTGCGCCAGTCCCAGCGGCGGCGGGTCCGCACCTCACCCTTCGCATTCAGCAGCGGCTCTCTATCCGGTCCTACCATCGGCGCCCGCTCGGCGACCAGATCCTCCCACAGCGCGAACCATGCCGGCAGCTCCGTCTGCTCCGTCAGCCAGTTTTGCAGTTCCATCCTGGCCGCTCGGCTCTCCGCCTGCCCAGGCACCTCCGGCCCCGCTGGAAACTCCTCTTCATCCATCAACCCAACCAAAACCGTCAAAATCGCGCGTATCGCTCCGGGAAACTCTCGCCGTGCCTGCCAATTTACTGGTTACACGAACCTATCGCCTGTCATTGCGAGCACCGCAGTGCGAAGCAATCTCACGCCCCCAAGTGCGTCGCCAACGCCTCGATTGCCACGGCGATCCGGGTCAAAGCATCGCCATCCGGCACGGGATCGGGTGTCGGGTCGGGATCCGGATTTGTGCGCTGCTTGAAAGTCAACCGCCCACTGATATGCCCGCGCCCCAGTACCTGTCCGTAGCCGCCGATCACATCGCTGATCAGACTACCAGCGACGTCGTAAACCGCGAACGCCAGCGGTCCGACCACATTCTCCGGAAACTTACTCGTGATGGCGAACTGATTCTGAGGGTTCCCCGGCCCAGCCGGCGAATCCTCAGCGTTCAGGTTTGGAAACGGCCATGCCATCATCACCCGCTCGGCGACTTGGATGCCATCGGCGTTCAGCACGACGGCCGTTACCACCGTCTGCCCCTGGGCGGCGATCTCATCGATCAACTCCGCCCGCGCCAACTCGTACATCGCCGACGGCACCGGTACATGCACCAGGTTGATCCCAATAACCTTCCCCTCTCCATTCACCTGAAAACCCCGGCAATTCGCCGCCCGGGGATCAGTTAGCGTCGCGGCCAGCGCCGCATTCACGTTGCTGAAATACTGATTCTTGACCCGCATCGCCTGCGTATTCATCTTTTACCTCGCTCGCCTCAGCCTTGACCTCAGCCTGCTGTCGCCTGGGATGGCAGACATGACACACCAACCCTCGATACACCCGGCCGCACCGCCGGCATACCCGCTCCATCACCGCACCCTGGCCCGCCACGCATCCAGCCAATAGCGCCCGATGATGAACATCAGGCTCACTGCATAACCCACAAAGCCCAGGCGGGTAAGAATCACGAACTGGCCATGCTTGACGACGCCGGCCGTGCCCAGCGTCAGGATCGCAAACGACAGCGCCAGCGCCAGGCTGCCGAATGCCAGACTCCAACGATTGCAGATCATCCGCCGCCCGAATGCGGCCAGGAGCGCCACATAAATCAGCATCCCACAGAGCAAAGCATACAAGATACTCATCTACCCTCCCGCTCGAATCAGCAACAGGGTGATACCGACGCACGTCACAAGGCCGATCAGCAGGAGAGCCCACGTCTGCCAGGTCGGCGTGGGGCGCAGTTGATACTCGATTGCGTCCAGACGATCCTCCATGCGCTGCTGGCGTGCCTCGGTCCGAATCGTCCCTGATTTCAAGACCTCGACGTCGGTGCCGACTTTCGCCAAGTCCTTGCGCATATCGTCCATTGTTGCCTGTAGCCTATCCTGCGCCGGATAAGGCCCGGCCGATCCTACTACTGCCATTTGACGCTGCCTGTAATTCTCCAAGTAGACATAGAGCCGATTGCCGCCCGGCTTACTGCGCTCGTAGGCTGCCCGTGGCTCGCCGAGCTGGGCCAATTGTCGAGCGAATAAAACCCCGGTACGCATCGCATCGGGGTCGGGAAGATCGCTGATCGTGCAGATGACATCCGCCGGCGTTTCGTCGATAATGCGCAGCCCACCTGTAATCGACTGACAGGTATTGATGAAGCACCAGCTCGCTCCCGAGGCCGCCACATAGGACAGGATCGCCGTCTCGCTCAGAAACCCATCGGACAGCAGCGCCCGAATCTCCCGCTCCGGCGTGACGCCGACATGGGTCGCAAACCAGATCCCATCGAAACAGCCGGCGCTGGCTGCATCGCGGATGTCCCGCTCGGTCACCTGCCCCTGCACGAGCTGGCCGCCGAGTGCATTCACCACCGCCGCCGCCTCCGTGGCGACGTTCGGCAAGTCCGGCCGGTAAGGAGCGATTACCAATACTGTCACGCACGCAACTCTCCCATCGGCTTCAGATACTCCATGCTTGCCCAGCCCGTCAGACCGCTGACTGTCTGCACGATGCCCCAGCCGTTGACCACCGCCCACACATCCACAACCTCATCCTGACGCAGTGTACCGAGAACTGCCCCATTGACAGCCGCTTCCCGCACACGCAGCCCAATCACAGTGCCCGTCGCCTGACCCTTCGCACAGTTCGGGATCGTCATACCGTCGAGCATCGGCGCACTCAAAGCAAAAACGGGACGGTATCAATACCGCCCCGCTCTGCCTACCAGAGCCACCGGAAGAACGCGCTGCGCTGCGGAGCGGCAAACTCACCCCGCCCGGCCGGCTGCTCCCCCTGCGCCAGCACCTTCAGCACCGGCACGATCACGGTCAGGATCAGCGGCGGCAGCCAGTTCGGCACCACCGAACCCAGATAGTCGTTCAGCCAGATGGCGCCCAGGCTCAGCCCCACAATGAGCGCCGCCCACACCGCCCCCGGCGCTGCCCCGAAGAAGTTACGCATCGGACCCTCCTGCACCCAAACAAAAAGCGGCACAGTCATCGAACGGCGAGCTGTGCCCGCTGTCCGAAACCGTGCCGCTGAGAAACTCCCGGCGACCTATGCGCTTATCTGTTGCTCTTCGATCTGTTCTGCAGCGTCCTCAGTGCACCGGCGAGAGACCCGCTGGCGCTTCGGCGTGACGCTGCGCATCATCCCGAGATGATCTTCGATTGCCGCCAACTCGATCAACACCGCCTGGCGGCGCTTTAGCCAGAACATCCGGTCCCGCTCACTCACCGGCGAACCGTCATCCGCTTGTGACATGGCCTATTGTACCCCCGACCTCACGGCTTGTCAATAGGGTCACAAGCCCAAATGTTCGTATTCGTCGCCGACTTCGCGCCTGGCGGCCGCCAACAGCTCTTCCAACTGCCGGACCCGGGCCACCGGATCCCGACTCAGACAGGGCCGCAGATAATGGACCCTGGTGCGATGTATTGCTTCTCCTGCTTGTGGGCTGTACCGCCCGGTACACGCAGCCTCCTGCGACTCCAGGGCCGGACCGGCGCCGACAACACCGACATTGCCGTTGATCCTCAGATTCACGCTCACCACGTCGGCCCCCACCAGGATCACCCGGCTGGCGACCTGCGCGCCCACCTGGTACACCGCCACATCAGGATGCGCGCCGGCCGCCACGGCCTCGACGACCGATGGCGGCAGATCCGGCAGCCCCGCCCAGCGGCGCAGTTCGTTCTTGCGCTCCCGGTCCAACGCCTTCTCCCCGGCCGCATACTTCGCCCACCACCCGAACGTCACCCCCGAGCGCAGCGCCAGCTCGACATTGCGCAGGCTGCGACCAGCAGCCACCCGGTCATAGATTTCCCGGTATTCGTCCACTGACAGGTCGCCCGCCTCTGCCAGGGCTGTAACGAGCGATACACTGGGAAGAGCGGCATCCTGGAGCGGGACGATGGCCGCGTTGCTCCTCCTCTGCTCAAAACAGAAAGTGCAGGTGTAATCGGATCCCGCCTGCCGAGCCACACCGCCACAATCCCGTGGTCCGTGCGGAAAGTTCGGGCACATTTGAAGATCAGCGGTCATGGTCATCCTCCTCGGTTGGCATCGTCTTCAACGCCTGGAGGTGCTCGATGATCTCGTCGATGTCCTCGAAGCGGAAGTCGAAACAGTGCCCGGTCTCCGAATCTCCCGGCGACGGATACCAGATCGTACACCAGGTCGAGCCATCGTCACAGCGGAACTTCTCGGAACGCAGATGTTTCTCCATGATTATCTTCCTCTTTGGTTCCACTTGTTGTTTCTTGGGTTCCACTTGTTGTTAAAGCGAGGTTGGAGTAAGCCAATCGCAGCGACCTCAACAACTTCGCACAGGATGCCGCCGACCTCAACGACTCCGATTCGATTGAATGGAAATCCTTTCCTTTTATGTTGCGCCACCCGATTTCGCACCATGATACTCATTCCAACATACAACGTTTCGTCGCCATTGGTCAGGATGTAGACTCCACTGACGTTCTCTGCGATATCCTTCCAGGATATGTACCATCTCAGCATCGGACAATCATACAGCGACAGAAGCGTTGCGATATCAACCTCACGATTCATCAAGGCGTTTTTCTCCGTTCGCTAACAGCGACTTAGTGTGCGGCGCAGCCACCGGCACCCACACAACATCTTCGTCCGCCTCGGCGAGGGTGAGACGTGGTGTCGTCTCGACGCCGCACTTAGGGCACCAAAAATAGATACCAAGATAGTCACTGCACAGCACCATCGGAGCAGAACAGGCCCCGCAGTGCGCTCGATGCGTCTCAAGCGGCGCCATCAATCGCCGTCCACTGCGGCAGCGTACTGGGTCACCCAGTCGTCAGGCAGCCAGGATACGCCCGTGCTGGCGGTGCTGCCCGGATTTGGTGCTTCCGCCAGGCGCTGGGCCAGCTCCCGATAAGTTAGACCGACATCCGTCAACTGGTCAGCGCCGGACAGTTCACCATCATCCGCCGGATACGGAGCAGGCGGTGTGAAGTGAGTTGGTCTGCAAGTACACACCTCAGCTCCATCACTGTCGATAAAATGCCACGCATATTTCGTTTCCGAGTCAGGACACCATCCAGCGAAAAGCCTATTTCCGGATACCTCTAGCGGGGCGGACGTTGCGGCGCTGGCGTTCGGCGAGACAGCCTGGCGTTCGATCCGCCAGCCGCCCCCCAGCTCCGCCACGATCTGCCGCTGCCGTGGGAGCAGGCGCGGGCTGCGCGGCGCCAGGCGGGCTATGAGTTCCTCGCTGAGCAGGTATTGTAGTTCCGCAATGTCCGTTTCCGCCTGGCTGAGCTGGGCATCCTGCTGAGTCAGGATGGTCTCGATCAGTTTCAATGCCCGCAGCAGGGCGGGGCAGCCGTTGGTTTTCAGGTCGTGCCAATCGAGTTGCATTCAGTTCCTCCGAGTCTTTCAGGCCGGCGCAGATGCCGGCGATGACGATGTAGATCAGGCTGCCTGCGAGGATCAGAATTACGATGTAGGCGATGGCGATCATCGGCGCATGGCTCCCCTCCTGTGGTCAGTCTCATGAGTCTCACAGTCTCAGGCAAAAGTCAGTCTCACGCTAGGGGTGTGTTAAAACTGTGGACTCATGAGACTCATGAGACTGAAGCCTTTTTTTGCCTCCAAAATGCCCATTATGCGGCGTTTTCGGGGTCTGTCGCCGTTTCGATGGTCGAGGCGAGCGCCCAGCAGTTTCCCCGACCTTTGCGGCCTACGGTGTTGAGGATCGTCTTGTCGGCGTCACGCGCCCGGTAGATCATAGCTCGGCTGAAGCCTTCGGCGGCGGCGGCAGCTATGACATCGCTCGGTTTGACCGGTGCGCCGGCATCTTCCAGATAGCCCAACAGCCAGGCTCCCGCTTCGTCGCCGACGGTAGGTTCCTTGTAGTGCTCCGGCGCTTTGAGATCGTAGACGAGCTTGACGGCGTCGCCGTCGGGCAGGGGTTCCATTGTGATTCCCAGCGGATCCGGATAGCGGGAGAGGTTGCTCTTGATGACTTCCAGCTTGCGCGGTCCGTTGCGGTTGGGCTCCGGGCCGGTCTGGACGCTGGCCAGGCCCCAGGCGACCCGGGCCATGGCGGTGATGTGGCCGGAGCCGCGCACCATGTCGGGGTCGACGCTGTCGAGGAGGCTCATCTGGCCGCCGTTGGCTTTGCGCAGGTGATGGATGAGCAGGAGGCCGCAGGAGTTTTGATTGGCGAGGCCGGCCAGGTAGGCGAGCAGATTCCGGACGTCTTCGATGGCGTTCTCGCCCTTGCCCATCACGGAGCCGAGCGAGTCGACGACGATCAGGGCCGGCTCCAGGCGGTAGGCCATCTGGGCGAGCTTGTCCTGGTATTTGGGCTGTGAGAGGTCGAGAATCACGTCGTCCTCGTCTGGGAGCAGCAGGTAGATGTGCTGGCGCAGCATCTGCCATTGCTCGGCGCGCTCGTTGAGGATTTGGGGAACGTTCTCCCCGTCGACGTAGATGACACGGGCGCCGGGGCGGGTCTGGGCGGCGCCATCGGGCCAGGGCTGACCGCTGATGATGCGATGCGCCAGGTCGAGCGCCAGCATGGATTTGCCGGCGCCGGGGCGAGCGGCAAGCAGGGTGAGCATCCCGATCGGAAGCCAGTTGGGCCAGGCCCACTGGATGGGCAACAGCTCGCCGGCGATCTCGAGGAGCGACGGGAACGGCCGCTCGGTTGTCGATGGGATGGTTGCCCGGATGCGGTTAAAGAGCGCGTCGCCGTTGGGGAAGCCTTTGAGGATGGGCGCCATGATGCCGAGGCAGCGCTCCCGGTAGGAGGAGACGCCTTCTTCGTCGGTGATATCATTGCTGCGCACGGCCAGCCAGGCCATGCGTAGCGCGCCGGGCGTGAAGTCGTCCGGGTTGGGGAAGGGGTCTGGCTCAAGGCCATTGATCCAGTCGGCGATGTTTTGGATTTGCGAGTGCAGGCGGCGAGACATGGTGATTTTCCCTTCATTCGTTCAATGTTTGCGCGATGTTATATGGTCGCAGTACCGCTAATAAATTATTAGCGGTACTGCTGATGTCAGTTAGCGATGTAGTACTCGTCGGGTCGCAGAATCTCGGCTACGCTGCGGCCCCGTTGGCTGCCGCAACGAAGGCAGTAGCCGGTCGTGTTCATGGTTTCACCACAGGAAGACACCAGGTCTCGCCCGTCGTCACGCAGAGACAGACCGGGGCGCGGAGCTCGGATAGCGGCGGAAGCGGAACATCACGCCATGAGACAATGGTCGGCTCCAGGACGGCGGCCGGTGGTTCGTCGATAGCGGGCATCTCAGTTATAGCCTCCGCTGCCCATGACCGCACCCGCGATGCCCACGACAATAAAGAACGCCACGCAGAGGAGCACAGTTATACCGAGCACCTCCGTGAGGCTCATATTGTTGCTCGGCGCGGGAGCTAGCACGCCCGGTACTTTGTGGACCGTCTGCGTCTGGGTATTGACCTGCACCGTATTGCAGGAACCGATGTTGAGGATGCCAACGCAGACCGAGCGATTGTGCGTCTGCGTCATTTCTGCGCTCTGGATGGCCGTAGTCGTGGTGGTTGTCGTCTCATAGTCGGTCGTGGTCGGTGATGCGAAGTCACCGCCGCAGCCGGCCAGAATGAACATCAGCATGATCAGGCCAAATGCAGACAAGGCTATTGCGATCCGTTTCACTGTATCCTCCTTGATGCCCGCACGATGGCGAGCAGGCAGATGCTGAGCCAAATACCGACCGCAACCACGACTATTGGCGTGCGGTAAGCAACATCCTCGTTCACAGGCGGCAGCGGCGTGTACAACATGTCCGTGATCAGGACCGATACCAGGCGGGCACCGATGACTATGCAGGCGATCACGCCAAGCCAGAGTAGCTGACGAGCTCCACCAGGTCGTGCGGATGGCTCTGGCGTCTTATGCTCGATGACCGGGCCAGTCCCGTTGACAAGCGGCGGATCACCTTCCCGCCAAACAGTTTTTGGGAAGTTCTCCAAATCCTGAAAGACGAAGTTGCCCATTACCCTTCCCTCCCCCACTTGCGTACTCTGCGGGCTACTCCGGCGCACCTGTACGCGAATGAGTAGATGAGTGAGTAGCTCATACCAGGTGTTTCTCGATAATCGCCGCTGCCGTTTCCGGTGCGACGGTGAGATGCCAGCCGGCGTTGTGCCGGTTGGGATCGTTCCAGGCGGCGATACCCAGGTCAATTAATCGGTTGCGATAGCGCACGTAGCCATCACGGTCGCCGGTCGGGATGCCCAGCGCCTCCTCGGTCGGCCGGTCGACGGAGGCGCAGAGGTAGACGAATGCGATCAGTGATTGCTGCGCGGCGGCCGTGTCGCGCAGGGTGTTGTAGGTGTCCTGCGATGTCTGTCTGCGGGCATCCCGACCGTTGATGACTGTCAAGGTCGGCTCGCCCAGCACATCATCGCCGTCGAGATCGTGGTGGGTGAGCCGCTCAATCTGCCAGAGTAGTTTG